TCCGAAGAAACCCCAGTTTACTCCGCGAAAAGTACACAAAGAAAAGAAAAGAAAAGTAAATATATATCTTCTTCACTACGTTCAGAAGATAAGTCGGAAACAGAGATTTCCGACGTCGGGCCGCCACGCGAAGCGAAATTGATTCTCGAATATTTCAACCAGCGAATGGAATCTAAAACGATTCCGTGTGTAGTCAAACTTGGAGGCCGGCGAAAAGACTTTCTTTTAGCCCGACTGAAAGAGTACGGCTCCGATAATGTGCGCAAGGCTATAGACAACGCAGCGGAATCGATGTTTCTGAACGGCGGGAATAGTCGGGGGTTCATAGCGAGCTTTGAGTGGATATTCAGGCCGAACAACTTTCCTAAAGTGTTAGAGGGTAATTATGCAAACGCCAAAACGTCAAATAGTTATGCAAATTCAGGAGATAGTCAGGCAAAAGCAGAAAGACTTGCAGAATATTCGCGACTCGTCGACCGTCTGCATGCAGAAGCCGATGCACGCCGAGGTAAATAGATGCTTATCTGCTTATGGTAATCGCAAAAACTTTGAACTGACATTTGCGCCTAATAAGCAGCGAGTATTTTGCCTACATCCGGAAAGATGCTATTTCGGAAAAGCCCCGACGTTGCAGGCGGTAGGATTAGCCTATGGTGGAGAAAGTCTTGCGGCATGGTTAACTATTCAGCTAGCAGAGTTAGCTGAATACTGCAACTGTAGAGAAAAAATGTCTACTCATCAGCTTGAAGAATGCGCTTACAGCATCATGCGAACATCGGCGCACCTCAAAGTTACCGAGATAATGCTTTTCTTTTCGCAGTTCAAAGACGGTGTATTTGGTAGATTTTACGGCAGCGTCGACCCGCTGATTATTACCGAGGCGTTACGCGAGTTTCGCCGAGAGCGAAACAACATGTATTCTCGGCATGAAAACGAACTAAGACAAAAACAAAACGAATCGGCAAAGGCAAACGCAGTCACCTACGAGGAGTATATATCGACTCTCCCGGAGGAGGAGCGAAAGAAACGTCTCTCACGAATACAAGAACTCGCTAATATCAAATTTTCACCAGCTAAAAAGCTGCAAGAATAAAAACAAACAAATAATTAAAATTTTAATGATACATGCATCATTATTCTCCGGCATCGGAGGTGCGGAGCTTGCGGCGTCTTGGATGGGATGGGAAAACGCGTTTCATTGCGAGATAAACGAGTTTCCGCGTAAAGTGTTAGAATATTGGTTTCCAAATTCAATAAGTTATGAAGACATCACAAAAACAGATTTTTCAAAATGGCGAGAACGCATCGATGTTCTCACAGGCGGATTTCCCTGTCAACCATTCAGCGTCTCGGGTAGAAGAAGAGGCGCGGAAGATGACCGCTATCTCTGGACAGAAATGTTACGAGCAATACGCGAAATTCAGCCCACTTGGGTCGTGGGTGAAAATGTTGCTGGAATCATCAGCATGGTTCAGCCCAGTCAGAACGTTGAGATGGGACGCGCAGACTATTTGTTTGAAGAGAATAAAATATACAGAGCTGAACATCAATTCACAATCGACGTCATTTGCAAAGACCTTGAATGTGCGGGATATTCGGTCCAACCGATTGTTATTCCGGCTTGTGCCGTCGGTGCGCCACATCGACGCGACCGCGTTTGGATTATTGCCCACCGTACAGACACAAGGACTGAAAGTGTGCAACAAGAAGGACAAAACAGAGTTCGTGAAATTATCCTTGCTTCCGACACCAAGCGCAATGGAAGGTTCTGTACGAAAAATCACATACAGCTCAAAATCGCAACTAAGAAGCGGTCTTGCAGCTCTAGCATGTTCGAAGATGCTTCCTATTCCCAAGATGAAGAAAAGGCGACAAATATTCCAGACTTCCGAGATTTTCCTACTCAATCCCCTGTATGTAACGGAAATGATGGGTTACCCTTTAGAGTGGCTGACCTCTCCATTTCTTTCTCAAAATGGAGAGATAAATCAATCGCAGCGTTAGGAAATTCGTGGGTTCCGCAAGTGGCGTATGAGATATTTAAAACAATAGAACTTTTCAATCTTCAAGCATTGGAAAGAGATTCAGAAAACAAAGAAAAATAGAATCAAAATGAAAGTAGAATTACAGAAAGGCGACCGCATCACCATTCCCGAGGGATGTAAGGCTATCATCAATGGCAACAAGATTGTTATTGAAAAAGAAGAAGAACAGGAAGAAGAGTTCAAAGATGGGGATGTGCTTCATTCGGTGTTTGATGACACGATGGTAATTTTTAAGTCTATGCAAGGAAAAGACGGTTTTTACACTCGCTACAACACGAGGCGCCTTTCGGATGCAAACTGGAGAATAGATTCTTTTCGCCTTGCCACCGAAGAAGAAAAACAATACTTTTTCGACAAACTGAAAGAGCAAGGGCTACGATGGGACGCTCAGGAAAAGCGCGTTGTAAAAATCAAATGGGAACCAACGAATGGAGAAACCTACTTTTTCGTTAACCAAAATTGTAAAATTACGAGTGTGCATTTCAATGGTGATGATTTCGATAGGGAATTGCAGAAACTTTTTAATTTTTTCCGCACCCGAGAGCAAACCGAGAAAGCCGCCGTGGTGGTGAAAGAAGCGTTGAGAAAGTTTCACGAAGAGAACGAATAGGTGATGAAGAAAATAATGTTCAACGATAAGTTCAATCTCACCCAGGCGGTGTTGAACAGAACAAAAACAATGACAAGGCGAATATTGAAAGAGGGTACACCGCTTGGCAATTGGCAAGAAACAGAGAAACATCTGCCATATAAGGTTGGTGAAATAGTAGCAATAGCGCAGTCATATCATACCCTCAATGAAAGCGGATATGTTGCCCCGGAATGGTGTGAACATACATGTGAGAGTTCCGCCGGATACAAGAACAAAATGTTTGTCCGTGCCGACCTGATGCCCCACCACATCAGAATTACCGATGTTAAGATAGAACCATTTACAAAACATTTCGGATGATGGCATTTTGCGTGAGGGTGTTTGGCAATTTTGTGACAATGAGAATATATTCTTTCTCTCTAAAAATGAAGAAGCGTCATCAATTGCTTTCCTTACGGCACGCGAAGCCTTTGAATATCTCATTGACCGGATAAGTGGTAAAGGCACATGGGAGCATAATCCCTGGGTAGTGACATATACTTTTGAAAAGGTAGATTAAAGATGAAAGTATTAGTGCAATTCAGCGGAGGCAAGGATAGTCAAGCCTGCCTGATAAAGGCCGTAAAAGAATACGGAGCGAAATATATTACAGCTTGCTTTTGCGATACAGGCTGGGAACATCCTGTAACCTACGAGCACATTCACAATGTCTGCGAGCTATTAGGCGTAGAGTTAGTTACACTCAAAAGCAAGAAGTATAAAGACTTCGTGGATATGAGTATCAAGAGAGGACGTTTCCCATCATCACAGCGTCGGTTCTGCACCTCGGAACTGAAAGTAATTCCGATGATAGATTATATTCTCTCACAAGATGAGAGTTTTATCATCATTCAGGGCATTAGAGCTAAGGAAAGCAAGGCACGTGCAGGCTATAATGTAGAATGCTCTTATTTCAAAGAGTATTTCAACGACGAAGTGAAAGGGTTATATCACAAGAAAGCCGTGATCGAATGGTGCAAGACACACGATGCGAGTGTCCTGCGCTCAATTTTTCATTGGTCTGCACAAGAGGTAATAGATTATATCCTCGCAAACGGTCAGCGTCCAAATCCTTTATATGAAGGAGGCTTTTCACGTGTTGGTTGCTTTCCGTGTATTATGTGCAGGAAACGTGAAGTGCAACTGATTTCAAAGGACAAATGGGCGGCGCAACGATTGGTAGAAGCGGAGCGGAGAATGAAAGATGAGACAGAGAAAGGCTCGTCTTTCTTTTCACCTGGATACATTCCCGCCCGCTTCTGTTCCAATGGTCAATACCCAACGGTGCAAGAGGTATTCAAGTATGTGAACCGTAATGATGCAGAGCTTGATATGTTTGAGCCCGAGGGTGGTTATAGCTGCATGAGTTTGTATCATGGATTGTGTGAGTGAAATTAATCATCAAATTAAAACTATGGATAAAAAGAAAACTATGAAGATAAAGAATGAAGCAGAACTACTATCAACGTTTTGCGATAAAAATGAATATCGCTCCCTACTAAGAGCACCGTTTTTCAATACGAAATACAACGAGGTGTGGAGCACGAACGGGCATATCCTTATCAGAATAAAACCCGAAAGACTTGTTGGTGAATACCCCAAGGGAGAACTATCTCTCCCTACATTAGAATGCCCATGCAAAAAGAAAATCACTATTGGTGCAATAAACAAGGCGTTGGATGAATGCCCGAAAGTCGATGAGGAAATTATTGTCCAAGATGCAGTGAAATGTAAGGAGTGTGATGGAAGTGGTGAGGTGTATTGGGAATACACAGACAATCACTTGCACACCCACGAGTGTCTATATGATTGCCCTATATGTGACGGAACGGGTGAAATTAAGTCCGAAATTACACGAAAAACGGGAAAGAAAATCGTTGACAGAAAAGCTGTTATTAAGGTTGGCGACGCGTATATGCTTGCCGTGTATGTAAGTATTTTAAAGTCGACGATGAAGCACCTTAATGTATCTTTTGTTGAAATGCTTTTCAATCCTCCGATGGGGATGAGTGAATTTGCCATTGAGGATACACGCATAGGAGTTGCACCTTCCCTTTATGGCGAGGCAATCGACAAATGTTGTGTTGAATTAAAATTAATAGATTTATGAAAAAGAAAGATTTAGCAAAAGAGTATGCCCTTGCAAGATTGCAAGGCAGACTAATTGGAAATGAAACCCAATTTGATGGACACGAAGTCTTCACCGAAGCCGATATTGAAGCCGCTTTCAACGCAGGAAAGCGAGAGTGTGGTAGAAAACGCGGTAGAGTTAGAGTGGGAGGATATTGACATATATAGTGGATATGCAAAATATATTAATGTGTGCAGAGCGCATAAACCATTAGAAGAGTTTCTAATTCAAGAATGGTTTGATCCTAAAGATATAGAATTATGCAGTAATAAAGGTTTTGCAAAGATTGGTTTTAAGACTATCGAAGAAGCAAAAGCGTATGCAAAGGAAATGTATAAACAACGAATTAAACAAGCATTAGAATTATGATACAAAGAGAAATATTATTCAGGGGAAAGTCTATCGGCACAGCCGAATGGCTTTACGGGCATTTGTTCAACTATGGGCTAACGGCACCGAGTAATGCGCCTTGTATCAGTGTCTGTGTACCGACATCATGGGAAGAGGCTTATAATCTCTATACTGTGCATCCTGACACTATCGGCCAATACACGGGGTTGAAAGATAAGAACGGAAAGGATATCTACGAGGGGGATATTGTAACCATTGGCAGTGAACTAAAAGCTATGGTAATATGGTTCAACGGCTCATTCAGGTTCCAAGATGAATTGAGCAGCAAAGCAACTTACTTCGATGATATAGGGGGTGTAATGCGCGATTACGACGTAACTGTAATTGGAAATATTCACGATAACCCCGAACTTCTGAAAGGAGGCGAGGAATGAAAAAAGACTTTATATATCATCGTGCAGAAGACTACATGTTGATAATGACAAGTGGCGGAGAGGGAGTTTGTTCCGTATCTATAGACGAAAATATAAAATCTTGTGGTTGCATATACAATCTAAGTGTCGGGGAAAAGCATCGAAGAAAAGGCTATGGAAATATGCTACTTGAAGAAGCAGAAAAAGTAGCACAGGAAATGGGAGTAAGTGTAATATCATTGGCTGCGGCAAAAGATAAGTTCACAGCTAATTGGTATAAACGAAAAGGATATAAACCTCTGTTTTCAGATAAAGAATACATCACTTTTTATAAAAGCATTGAAAATGAAAATAACGGATTTAAAAATAGGTGATATCGTCTGTGATAAAACCGCCAAGTTCCCCATGGTGGTTGTAGGGTTGTTCTCCACACTAAACGCAGACCCGAATAAAGGAACGGTATATCTAGATTTTGATGGTAATGAGGGCGATATGTGGGAGGAAAATATAGAAGATTTAAGTCTTTGCTAATTTTAGCAAAGACTTATTATCAAAGTAGTTAAAGAAATTAGCAGCGCAATGATAGATGTTAGTAGAATGTAGACATTCATATTGTATGATTTTTGGGCGAGTTTGGAGGAATTCTCATGTAATTCTTTAGATAACATATGTAAGTCTTGCAATTCCTTTAACGTCTTGCTTGAAGCCAACATAACGTCATTCTGTGTCGACTTCAAGTTTTCCATCAATTCTAGACTTTTATCCAAGGCGTCATCATTATATTTTTCTCGCTCGTATTGCCTGGCGCCCGCGTCATACTTCGCTATTTCGCTATATTTTCTCATAGGAATATTATTTTGATGGCAAAGTAAATGTTTTCTTGACATTCTGCAAAATATCAGAAGATGAAATGTAAATAAAGAACAATGAAAAACATGTAAGTATATGCAGATTGCATTTTCACACAATACACTACATTTTAATTTTAAACGACTTTTAGAAACAAAAGATGGCAATAAGTCACGAAGTCGTTTTCGACCCGTTCGGAGGTATTCAAACTGTGCCTTATTGCGCAGTGAAGCTAGGGCGTAAAGGTCTTTCGACCGAACTCAACTTTGACTATTGGAAAGATGGTCTAACGTATTTGAGAGAGGCTGAAATAAACAGAACAACCCCGACGCTATTTGACATAATAGACGATTTATAAGAGAGTTATAAATCGTCAGAACCTCCAGCATGTAGCAATTACTACAAGCTGGAGGTTCGATTTAAACGAAAATAAAGTCGCTATCTAAACAAATCGGTTATATCACATCCAATAGCTTCTGCAATCTCATACAAGTTGTTTAGCTTCGGATTGCCGTTTATTCTAGAGCAAAGCGCGCGTCGAGAGATTTTTATTTTGTTTGCTACTTCGCTTAGATTTACGCCGCGTTCGTGTGCTGCTTGTAGTACTGATAGTTTTTTCATATCATTTCAATTATAAAGAGAGCGCTATTTGATGTAGCGCTCTCTAATTGTTTTTTTGTTATTCAAAAGTAACACCGATTATAAAGTGGTTTCCGAACTCGTCGGTGTTGTCTGTTGCTGTTTTAGACATTGCCTCGCTATAATTACCATCGTTGTCGAGATATATAAACTCATCATCTTTGAGATTCGCAATGCGATTTTTGATTTCGTGCATTTCCTTTAACCATGCCTCGCGCTCACTTTCATTTGCAAATTCTCCATCTTCTATTCTTTCGTCGATATCTACTTCTTGAAAGTGCTCTACATCTTCATTTGTAAATACTGTGTATTTCTCTTTGTAAGATTGGAAGATGTCGAAATCGTCTAGAACACTATTACTATATTCTGTATAGCAGTTCGATGTACCGTTCTCGTTTTTGAAAATTTGAATTACCATGTTTTCTTTGTCTGCGAGTTCTTGTGCTTCTTTTAAAGATTTGAAGCCTACAATCGCTTCGCTTTCTTTCACGCCGTACGATGTTCCAACGTTGATAACTTCTAAACCATTCTCTTTTGCAATTTCTTTTAGATTTCTCATATTACTGACTTAACCGTGATGTCGAGGGCTTAATGTTGTTGATGAATTATGTTTGTTATTTCTGTTAGCAAAAGTAAGCCTTTATCCCGAAATGCGCAAATGTATTTTCTCAAAATACGGTATTTAACTAAGATTTAACATTTAGCGGTGTCCTCCAAGAATATTTGCTAATAGAGCTCGAGAAAGCGCACTCTCTCAAATTTCGTCAAAATGTGACAAATACAAAGGTTTTATATATCTTTGTTGTATTATCGACGCGTAGATACTTTGCATTGTGCAAAGTTGACGTAATTACAAAATAGAGACATGTACACAGAGCGACAGAAAAGAAACAGAATCAAAAAGGTAAAGTCTGTTATTGTAGAAAATGAAGATTTGTACTTCATCGCGGACGTTGTTCCTGCGATGGGTGTTTCCAGGCAGACTTTTTATAACTGGTGCCCGAAAGACTCTCTAGACTATAACGAAATAATAGAACTGCTGTACGCGAACAGACGCAAAGCAGTGAGACGAATACGCAAGAAAATGAGCGACAGCGAAAATGCAGCCGCGCTAATAGCTAGTTATCGTATAGTATGCGACGATGACGAACGACGAGCTATTAATCAAAACTACGTAGATGTTCGAGCGAACGTTGACAACAAAATACAAATCGGCTTCGTCGAGGCAGATGTAGCGCCTGTTGAAGATGAAAGCGAGGTAAATGTGACATGATGCCTTTTAAAACTATCAGACAACTATTTGAAGCTAACACAGATTCGAGATATCGAACTTTCGTTAACCAAGGCGGCACGTCTTCTGGTAAAACGTACACGATTGTACAGATAATGATTTTCTATGCGTTGAGCGACCCCGGATGCGTTTGTACAATCGCAGGTCAAGATTTACCGAACTTAAAAGTTGGAGCACTTCGCGACATGAAAATGATAGTAGGCGCAAATGATTGGTTGACGGAGTTTTTCAAGTTCAACGAAAGTGACCATTTCGTAATAGGCCGAAATGGTTCAATCGTCGAGTTCAAAAGTTACAAAGATGCTCAAGATGCAAAAAACGGTAAGCGCGATTACCTATTTATAAATGAGGCAAACGGTGTCAGTTACGACATCTATTGGCAACTTTCAATTCGGACTCGCAAAAAAATCTATATTGACTATAACCCTTCAGAGCGGTTCTGGGTGCACAATGAAGTGAAAGGCCGCAAGGATGTGAAAATGATAATTTCAGACCATCGCGGCAATCCTTTTCTTTCAAAAGAAGAACACGAGCGTATCGAGAATATCGAAGACAAAGAACTATGGAAAGTTTACGCGCGTGGATTGACGGGTAAACTGACAGGTGTAATTTTCCCGGACTTTAAAATTGTCGACGAGTTACCAGAGCGCAGTAGCTGGAAAGTACACGGTTACGGATTGGACTTCGGCTTCACAAACGACCCAACGGCATTAACTCATAACATTCTAGCACACGGCGAGTTATGGACGGATTTGCTTATATACGAAACCGGCCTGACAAATCCGGAAATAGCTAAAAAGGCAAAGGAAGCGGGTGTGACGCGAGCAGACATGATTATTGCTGATAGCGCAGAACCTAAAAGTATAGCAGAAATACGGAATACTGGCTTGTGGATAGTCGCAGCCTCGAAAGGTGCAGACAGTATCAGCGTGGGCATAGATGTGTTACATCGATACACCTGGAATGTCACACGTCGCTCGCTCGGTCTTATCGAAGAGTTACAATCTTACAAATGGAAACGCGACCGAGATGGAAGAAAAACCAATGTGCCGGTAGATGCTTTTAATCATGCGATAGATTCTACACGATATTTTGCTCTTTCCAAGCTCAATCTTAGAAGAACAGGTCGAGCTAAAGCGCATTATAACTCTTTAGATTAACAACATCATGAATGCAAATATGACTTTTCGAGAATGGATTGTTCGTGCAGAGATAAGCAGCGATACTGATAAAATTCAACTAGAGAAACTATCTCGACCGATGTTTGTAGGCGGTATAAAAACTCCAGCAAACTTGGATAGCGTGACAATAGGTCAGCTCGTCGAATTATCCGAATGCAAAGACGGTAGAGATATGTTTTATACGACTTGTCGAGTCTTATTGAATATGAGTAAGATAGAAATCGATAAAACGCCAGCAACGCAAGTGGTTCGTTTTTGTGGATGGGTTATAAGCAAAATAAAAACCATCAATGCGCTATTCGATAGCGTGAAAAGCAAGCCAACACCAGAAGAGGAGCGAGCAGGTATTTATAATCTCAATTTCGGCATGTTCGGCCTTATCGATTGGTTCGCGCAGCGCATGAGAATAACCGACCACGAAGAAGTTACGAAAGTCCCATGGATGAGAGTTTATAAATGTCTAGAGATAGATAACAAGAGAGACGAATATAAAAGACGGCTAGCAAAAGTTTATGAAGACCAGCATAGAAAATAGAATACGAGAGATAGCGAAGAAACGCTTCTTGGAATACAGCTACATATTCGAAGATTGGAACGGCGCGGCCGAGGTCGCTGATAGAGTTTCGTTACCAGCAATAATATGCCTGTTACCTCCGGGAGGCTTTCTCGAAATTTCAAAAGGACGCGTGAAAGATAGCGAGAATATCGCGATAGCGTTTATTGATAAGGTTACTAGAGATGCAAACGGCGACGATAACGAGCAAGTCTATAGTAGAATGAAACAGACAGCAATAAAGTTTATTAAAGCGATGAATGACAGCCGATATTTCGAGCCTATCGATGGAGATGTGAAATACACTACTATATTAGAAAGTGCGAGCTCATATTTTACAGGCGTGTTTGTTGAACTCACCGTTAAAGACTTTGCAGGAAATTGCCTATGATACGTGAGGAAATTAAAAAAGTACTGGAAGAAGAGCTATGTAATTTGAGACAAGCCATTATTAATAATCACATTGACGCTGATCAGCGAGCTAGTGGTAAAACTATCGAGAGCTTAAGAGTTGAGGTTTCGGAAAATGAAGGCTCGCTATACGGTCGTAAAGATTTCGACAATCTAGAGTTGGGCCGCAAGCCCGGAGAGACTCCTCTCGGTTTTGTGCAGATTATTTATAAATGGATGAAAGCAAAAGGCATTCACAGCACGCCAATTCCATATGTTACTAATCGACAGCACAAATACACACCGCAAGAGCGAGGCGATATGAGACTAGCATATTTAATTGCTAGAAAGATACGTAGAGAAGGCACGCTATTGTTTCGCAACGGTGGACGAAACGATATTTATTCGAACCTCATACCGGGAACAATCGAGAAAATAAGAGAATTAATCAAAGGCTTCTTGCAGGTAGAGCTAAAGGAGAGTATTAAAATAAACAATATCAAAGAATGAGAGAATATACAGAAAATCAATATCTATTACGATATCCAGACGAGATTGCATTTGCCTTTAATCCTTATATACTATCAGCGACTAACGTTGGCGTTGTACCAGACATTGCAGAGGTGCACGGTATGGATATCACAATAGTCTATCAAGATAAGCGTGTAAAACTTTCTTTTGAGGGTTTCGAAAAATCATGCAGCATAGATTTACAAGAATATATACAATCGTTATTTAGTGATGTGCAAATAGGTGTAGTAGACTATGAGCACGCCTCAATAACAGACATGGAGCGACAAATAACGTTTCATGTAAAAGTAAGAACCTTACAAGAAAATTCTAATACATATACGTTTACTTCTAATTTCATTTGGGGAGCGTTGAGATTGGGCGGCGAAATTTTCAATAGATCTCGCAATTTGACATGGTTCCGAGGTTATCCATTCACATTCAGCTTATACACATTAGGAGGTGGCTCGCTCGTGTTATGCAAAGACGGCGCGCCGTCTAGATTCATTGAGACACCCGAGCGTGGTATATGGAATGTACCGCTAAATAAAGACACCGATAATGCTGAATCATTCTATATTGTGAACGACCACACAGGGGCTTTCATAGAAGGATTTTTCGACAACACCTTTGACATGACCTTTAGATATAATCAAGGTGGAGTCGACACGCCTAAGCTGCGAATAAAAATAGTAGACGGTTGCAAGAACGGCTATTATTTAAGATGGATTGATAGGCAGGGCTTTTATCAATACTTTCTATTCAAAAGCGGCGACGAAAGCTATAAAATAACGAGTACCGAATCATATCGAAATAATCTTTTGATGTTTGAACCTGGATTCGGATTTCAGCAGAAATATGGTTTAAACAAAACATCCTCGCGAAACGACATTGTTTCGATATGCGCACCGCTAGTGGATAGCGAGACGTGGAATATGCTTCTTGACGTAGTAACAAGTCCGCGCGTTGATTTGTTCGCCGGGTACGACAACGAAAATAAGCCACGTTGGATAAATGTAACTATTGAATCAGGCGTATATTTAAAAACAAGTAACACCTTGCAAGATTTCAATTGCAATATTGTTATGCCGAGCGTTGACATACAGAAACTGTAATATCATGAATAATACACAACTATACATTGATGGTCAACTTGTCGACATCGGAGGCGACACTAATATTTCGTTAGTGTTCAAAAGCAATCTATTTCGCGATGTTGCGAAGATGTTTGTTGCAAGTACATATTCGATAAAGCTGCCTATCACATCTCGAAATCGAATGATATTTGGTTTTGACCTCTAAATGCTTCTATAAAATCAGAAAA